CGGTCACCAGGGGGGTGACACATGGCACGTTGTATTGCAACCCACCGCGGTTGGGACGGGAAGCGGATCATCGAACCGGGGGAAACCTTCGACTTCGACGGGCCCAAAGGTTCCTGGTTTGACGTGGTGGACGAGGAAGAGGCCGGCGCCGGGAGCAAGGGCGGCGGTGAAGGCGGCGGGCTCGACCGCGATCAGATCAAGGCCGCGCTGGATGCTCTCAAGGTTACCTACAACGCCAGGGCCGGCACCGAGGCGCTGCAGAAGCTCCTGGATGCGAGCCTGGCCAAGGCTTAACAGTAGCAATCACCTGGCGGGGGAGGCTTTCCTCCTCCGCCTTTTTCGTATCTGAGGAGGATGCGCGATGAAAGGAAGTCTGTGCACTGACGAGTTTTCCCGTCCCATTCAGTCCTTCGTGCCGGACCCGCTGAAGTGCCAGGGGGCCAAGGCGGCAGGGACCGTATGCAAGGTGGGGGCTGGCGGGGACATCAACATAGCGGGCTGGCNNAGCGGGCTGGCTGGCGGTGGAGTTCGACACCCAGGACGTGGCGGGCGCTTCGACCTTTGCGGCCGGGGCCAAGCTCACCTTCAACGGTAACGGTGCGATGGTCTACTACCTGGAGAGCGGGAAGAACATCATCATGGTTCACCCCAGCGTCACCCAGATCGTGGCCTCCGTCGCCTGCATCATTTCCGGGATGTAGAAGCCCGGAAGAGGAGATCCCCATGCAAGGGATGAGGACCTATGAGAAGAGGCGCCGCTGGGGGCTCAAGAGGAGCAAGGGCGGCTTGAGGATGCACCGCTAACGACCATGCACAAGGAGTAAACCAATGGCAGTAACCACCCCGCTTATCAACGACGGCCGTGAGCAGGTGATCGACCGGATTCTCTTTATCAACCAGGATGTCAGCTACCCGGCCAATGTCTTGGTGCGGGTGGCCAACGGCGGCGGGTTCCAGATCGCCGCGGGAAAAACCTTAACCTTCAGCGGGCCTTTCGAGGCGGGAAACTACCAGGTGTTTTCTGGTCCGGGTGCAGTGGCCGGGCTGGTTAAAGCTTCCCCGGCCTGGTTCGGTGCCCTGGGCTCAGGGGCTGACGAGGGGCCGGCCCTGGCGGCGGCCGGCGCCGCCGTCAAAGAGATCGTGATCGACAAGGTGCTCACCATTAACACCGATGTGGCGCTCCCGTCTACGGTTGCGGTTCTGGTAGCAAACGGGGGAGGTTTCAACATTGCGGCAGGGAAAACCTTAACCTTCAGCGGTCCTTTCCTGGCTGGGCGTTATCAGGTTTTTTTCGGAGCCGGCTATCTCAACGTGGCGGGGCTCTCTGAGGTGAGGGGACAGTGGTGGGGGAGTGACAGCCTGCCGGCGGGGGTTCCTGCAATGACAAGTGAGGTCATGGTGCTGGGTAAGCTCATTCTCCAGGACCTCATCACCAAGGGGCAGCGGTGTGATGTCCGGGCCTTCATGGACGGCCTGAGCGGGCGCCCCACGCTAGCCACCTGGCAGGCAAGCCCAACGACTGTTGACGTCGCGGCAGTGCTGAATGCGGCCCACACATATGCGGCGAGCGTGGGCGGATGCGTGTACCTACCGGGGGCCAAATACCTGGTGAACTCGACGGTGACCTACAAGGTCCCGATGTTCGGTGACGGTTACCAATTGACGGCAATTATCACTGATGAGAACGCTGGCGGGATCATCATCAACATCCCCGCAACTGAGTATTGGGACCTTCGTGACTTCCGCATCGAATCCAGCACAAACACTCTCCAGAACTTCACCGGTGTCAAGGCAACTGGTAATGGATCAACCGGGTATCACTGGCACATGAGCAACGTCAGAGTGCGAAAAGCTGCAGTTGGCTATGACATTAACGGCTGGATAGCTAAGACTCATAACGTCATGGCTGCATTCTGCACCCTTGGATTTAAGGGCACTCTGATCAACGGCGGTCGTCTTGATCTGGTGCCGGAAGGCTGCACTACCGGTTTTGACCTGATCGACAGCAGTGGTGTTGTAATGACCGGGGTCAACGAAAACAACACGCTTGGAGGACGTTTAGACAACTGCGACGGCATTGACTTTCAGTGCTACTGGGAAGCCAACACCACTCAGCTTCATGTCGGATACGTAGCCGGATCCACTCATCGCTGTAACAATATTTCGCTGTCGAGTGGAAAGATGGTTTCCAGCCCTGCGGGAGGGGTCATCGTTGATAACGTGGACTTTTTTACCATCCGCAAGGCGATGCACCTGGATTCAACAATTGTTCGGATCACAAATAGCGCCCGTCAGTATGATCTCAGCGATTATGCTTTCGTTTTGGGCTCCTCGGGGTACCCAATAGATCTCCTCCGTAACGAATCTACTCCTGAAAAGTACGAAGTGTTCAACCTCTTCCCCAACCCTAAGTTTTTAGGTGGGCTCCGTGGGTGGAAAACGTTCACCGCTTTTCAGACCGCGGGAGCGGCCACGGTCGCGCTGGAATCCTCCAATACCCTCTACGGCAATGGCATTCGACTTTCGTGGGTTGCCGGGTCGAAATACCCTCAGGTTCAGGCTAAGCTGCCCACACCCATTGTGAACTACCTCAAAGGCCGGTCCGCAATGGTGTGGGCAAAAGTTTACATTCCGGCTGGCGCAGATTTCAACCACACCTATGACAACGGGGTGACCAACCCAACTGCACGAACTGAGGTCACGCTGTCGGCTTATGGTCCATCTGCGGTGGAAAGCACTGGCGGAACTTCGCTCTACGGCGCGGGGGCCTGGAACGTGGTCCAGGCATCCTTAACTGTCCCGGCTG